ATGACAAAACCCTCAGGTAACAAAAAAGGTAGACCCAAGAAGACTGACTTAGAGACTGTTAAAACAGGTAACAGAGGTAAGGTAGGTCGTCCTGCTGGTGATGCTGCTATCATTAACGAATACAAGGCTAGAATGTTAGCCAGTCCAAAGTCAGCTAAGGTTTTAGAGACTATTCTCAATGCTGCTTTGAATGATGAACATCCTCACCAAGCTGCTGCATGGAAGCTCGTGGCTGATCGTATTGTGCCAGTATCAGCCTTTGATCAGTCTAAGAACTCAGGTGGTACACCTCAGATCAGTATCAATATCTCAGGATTGTCTAGCCCTACTGCTGAAGTAGTTCAAGATGATGTTGTTGATGTCGAAGTAAAGGACATAGACGATGACAACTCTTGACTTTAAGCTTCTTAAATGGCAGCAGGAGGTCTTCAAAGATACTCACCGCTTCAAGGTAGTAGCTGCTGGACGTCGTTGTGGTAAGTCTAGGTTGTCTGCTGTTACTCTGTTGATTGAAGGTCTTAACTGCCCTGATGGTTCTTCTGTCATGTATGTTGCACCTACGTTAGGGCAGGCTCGTACGATTATTTGGGACTTACTGCATGAACTCGGTAGGCCTATCATCAAGTCTTCCCATGTGAATAACTTAGAGATCACATTGATCAATGGAAGGAAGATCCTTGTACGAGGCGCTGATAACCCTGACAGTCTTCGTGGTGTGTCTCTTACTTATCTGGTTCTTGATGAGTGTGCGTTTATTCGCCAGGAAGTATGGGAGAAAATTCTACGTGCTGCTCTGTCAGATAAGAAAGGCCGTGCTTTATTCATTTCTACTCCTAGTGGTCGTAATTGGTTTTACGATACCTTTAAGCTGGGTCAAGAAGGCTCAGACGATGAGTGGAAAAGCTGGCACTTTACGACACAAGATAACGAGACGATTGATCCGAAGGAAATTGAAGCAGCAAAGAGAACTCTAAGCTCCTTCGCATTCAAACAGGAATACTTGTCTAGCTTTGACACCTCTGGTGCAGATGTCTTTAAGCCTGAGTGGTTCAAGACAGCTCCTGAGCCTCAGTATGGTAGTTACGTGGTGGCTATCGACTTGGCAGGCTTTGAAGAGGTAGCTAAGAACGCTAATGCTTCCAAGAAACGTCTAGATGAGTCTGCTATCGCTATTGTCAAGGTAGAAGACAATGGTAATTGGTGGGTAGAGAAGATCATACACGGTCGATGGGACATTAGAGAAACTGCTGTCAACATCCTTAAATCTATTCGTGATTACCAGCCCAACGCTGTTGGTATTGAGCGGGGAGCCTTGAAGAATGCGGTATTGCCATACTTGAATGACCTGATGCGTAAGAATAATATCTATGCACACATTCAGGATTTGACTCACGGTAACCGTAAGAAGACTGATCGTGTTGTCTGGAGCCTTCAAGGGCGTATGGAGCATGGTAGGATCAGCTTTAACGAGGATGAAGACTGGGATGAGTTTAAAGACCAATTAGTTATGTTCCCTACTGCTGGCGTACATGATGACTTGGTAGATGCTCTGTCCTATGTTGACCAATTAGCTGTCACTTCGTATCAACAAGACTACGAAGAAGATGATTATCAAATACTTGACCCTATAAGTGGCTATTAACATGTCTGAACAAAACGAAGAAAATAACTTTGATGAGCCTACAGAAGCAGACAAGGAATTAGTCTCTTTTGTTACGGATCATCTTACCCGCTGGCGTGATTGGCGTGATGCCAACTTCATGGATCTCTGGATGGAGTACGAACGTATCTTCCGTGGTATCTGGGATCCTCAAGACAAGACACGAGACTCTGAGCGTAGTCGTATTATCTCCCCTGCTACTCAGCAGGCTGTAGAGACACGACATGCTGAGATCATGGAAGCTATCTTCGGTCAAGGTGAATTCTTTGACATTGAAGATGACATTCAGGATGTCAACGGTAACAACTTGGATGTAGAGCTTATCCGTGCTCAGTTGATGGAAGACTTCAAGAAAGACAAGATCAAGAAGTCTATTGACCAGATCGAGCTTATGGCTGAGATCTACGGTACAGGCATCGGTGAGATCATTGTCAAGACTGAGAAGGAATATATTCCGTCTACTCAGCCTATTCCCGGCATTGCAGGTACTGCAGCTATCGGTGTGGAAGAGAAAGACAGGATTGCAGTCAAGATTAAGCCTGTGAATCCTAAGAACTTCTTGGTTGATCCTAATGCTGACTCGATTGAGGATGCAATGGGTGTGGCTATCGAAAAGTATGTCTCTCTGCACAAGATTGTTGAAGGTATTGAGCGTGGTATCTATCGTAAGGTTGACATTGGTAGCACCTACGAAGATCAGGACTTAGAGCCTACACAGGAGCTTAAGACCTATCAGGACGATAAAGTCAAGCTGGTGACATACTATGGCTTGGTTCCTCGTGAATACCTCTTGGAAAACGATGAGGATGAGATCGAAGAACTGTTCCCAGAAGGTTCTGAAGCTGAAGATTATCAGAACATGGTCGAAGCAATCGTGGTTATTGCTAACGATTCCATGCTCCTGAAGGCTGAAGAGAACCCTTACATGATGAAGGATCGTCCTGTTATCGCTTATCAGGATGATACGGTTCCCGGTAGGTTCTTTGGTCGTGGTACTGTTGAGAAGGCCTACAACATGCAGAAAGCCATTGATGCACAGTTACGTGCTCATTTGGACTCTCTGGCCCTTACAACGGCTCCTATGATCGCTATGGATGCTACGAGACTGCCTCGTGGTGCTAAGTTTGAGATCAAACCCGGTAAAGCTATCCTTACAAACGGTGCTCCTAGCGAGATTCTATATCCGTTTAAGTTCGGACAGACTGATGGTAATGCTGCTCAGACGGCTCAGAACTTCGAGCGTATGCTTCTGCAGGCTACTGGTACGGTAGACAGTGCTGGAATGCCTTCTAATGTGCCTCGTGACGCCACTGCAGGTGGTATGTCGATGGCTATGGCAGGGATTATCAAGAAGTATAAGCGTACTTTGACGAACTTCCAAGAAGATTTCATGGTTCCGTTCATCAAAAAAGCTGCTTATCGCTTCATGCAGTTCGATCCTGAGCGTTATCCGACTGTGGATATGAACTTTATCCCGACTGCTACGCTTGGCATCCTTGCTCGTGAGTTTGAACAGCAGCAATTGATCGGTTTACTGCAGACTTTAGGGCCTAATACGCCTGTTCTGCCTCTGATTCTCAAAGGTATCCTGCAAAATAGCTCCCTGAGCAACCGCGCAGAGCTTATTCAGACATTGGATCAGATGTCACAGCCCAATCCTGAAGCTCAACAGGCCGCTATGCAGCAACAACAAGCTCAAATGGCTATGTTGGAGGCTCAGTTGGCTGAATTGCAGGCTAAGGCACAGAAACAGCAGGCTGAAGCAGCTAAAGCGATGGCAGAAGCTCAAGCAACACCTCAGTTGGCTCAGGCTAAACTGGTTGCTGCCCTCTCTAACAACTTGGATGAGAACAATGAGGCTAAAGACTTTGAACGTAGGGTCAAATTAGCTGAGTTGGCGCTCAAACAAGAAGACATTCAAAGCAATGAGCGTATCGCAGCACTACAAACTATGGCAAAACAGCAAAATAATGCTTGACAAAAAGCCAAAAGTGTGGTAAAATAGATACATGTTCAACAAATTATAGGTTCTCCAATGATGGATAAAGACCTGCAACGTTATTATGAGTCCTCCTTTGAGCTATTTGCCAGTGAAGGCTGGAAGTATCTCATTGAGGACTTTGAAAAGTTAGCTACTGAACTCAGCAATATCCGTACTGCAACAGACGCACAACAATTGCATTATCGTCAAGGACAGTTGGATATTCTAGATTTGGTACTAAAACGCAAGGAGATGTGCGAGAAAGTTTATGAGGAGTTACAACATGAGCAGGAGTACCTGCGATGAAGAGAATGTTTGAGTTCCTCTGCTTTGACGGACACGAATCTGAGCGTTTGATTGACGATAGCATCAGGACTATTGAGTGTCCTGCTTGTGGTAAGGATGCACATCGTCTAGTCTCATCACCTCAAGTTAAACTCGAAGGATGCACTGGTGCATTTCCGGGCGCTTATGATCGGTGGTCGAGAGTCCGAGCTGAAAAGCTCCAACAAGAACAGAAACGTAATGCTCTTTGAGCACGTTCCTGAATACATTTCAAAGAATCCTGTAATCCGATACGGACAGGGAAAGGTTAGGTATGGCTTTAATTGAAAATGAAGAACTGAGTCAGCAAAGTGAATTAGAAGCTGAAGAACTCAAACAAGAACCTGCTGCTCAAGAGCAACCAAAAGTAGAGATTCCCGATAAATATAAGGGCAAGAATTTCGAAGATATTGTTCGGATGCATCAAGAGGCTGAAAAGCTAATTGGTCGTCAGGCACAGGAAGTCGGTGAGGTTCGACGCTTAGCTGATGAGCTACTGAAACAGCAACTCTCCAAGAATAAATCTGAAGCGCCTGCACAAGAACTACAAGAAACACAAGAGATCGACTTCTTTGAAGATCCTAAGACAGCTGTTCAGAAGGCTGTAGCAACCCATCCAGACGTACTTGCTGCAAAGCAGGCGGCTATGCAACTAAAAGCTATGCAAACGCAACAGCAATTAGCTGCTAAGCATCCTGACTTCCAAGAAGTTGTCAAAGATGGTGAGTTTATTGAGTGGGTGAAAGCCTCTCCGTTGCGTCTGAATATGTTCGCAATGGCTGATGCTCAATATGACTTTGCTGCTGCTGATGAACTGTTATCTACGTTCAAACAGATTCGTACAGCCAAGACACAACAGACACAAGATTCAGGTACTAAAGTTCTTAAACAGAACCTTAAAGCTGCTGCTGTGGATGTTGGTGGTACTGGTGAATCGTCAAAGAAAGTATATCGCCGTGCCGACCTTATCCGGCTACGTATGCAAGACCCAGACCGATATATGGCTATGCAAGATGAAATCATGGCTGCTTATTCGGAGGGTCGAGTTAAATAACTTATTTATCTGATTTAATCACAGGAGATTTAAAATGCCTTTAGGTTCCAATCACGTTACCGTCACTACCGCAGCAACCTTCATCCCCGAGGTATGGAGTGACGAGATTATCGCAGCTTACAAGAAGAACCTTGTTGCTGCTAACCTTATCAAGAAGATGAACTTCAAGGGTAAGAAAGGTGACACCGTTCACATTCCCGCCCCGACCCGTGGCGATGCCTCTGCTAAGGCTGCTAACACCCAAGTTACGCTGATCGCTGCTACCGAGTCTGAGAAGACCGTGAGCATCAACCAGCACTGGGAATACTCGCGTCTGATCGAAGACATCGTTGAAGCTCAAGCTCTGGCTTCGCTGCGTCAGTTCTACACTGATGACGCTGGCTACGCTCTGGCTAAGAAAGTTGACAGCACCCTGATCCAGCTTGGTCGTAAGGCCAACGGTGGTGACGGCACTGCTGCTTACACTGGCGCTTACTCTGGTGCTGACGGTACGACCGCCTACACTGGTACTGCTGGTGCTCTGACTGACGCCGCTATCCGTCGCTCTATCCAGCGTCT